CGTCACGAGCCAGCAACTCGGTCGGATGCGGAACCCTGAGCCTCACGAGTTGGACAACACGCTCTGCAAGATGTCGCAGAAGCGGGCGCACACCTCCGCGACGAAGGCCGCGATGGGCGGTTCCGCCCGGTTCACGGTGGACATCGAGGAGAACCCCAAGGCGCACGGTGTTCGTGACGCAGGCGAGGCCGATGTGGTGATCGAGGGGGGCGGCGGCGGGAACGTGGACCGGAAGCCCGAGCCTGCGAAGGCCAAGGCGAAGCCGACCACCGCTGCTACTGCTCCCACCCAGAAGGCCGAGCCGGTCGATCCGAGGCGTGAAGAGATGTCCGCCAAGGCAATCGCCGGGGCGCGCGCTCACGGGTGCGAGAAGTTGGGCGACCTGTTCGCGCTCTTCTCCAAGCACTCGATCCTCGCCACCACGCCGACCAGCGTGCAGGAGATTCCCACGGAAGCGTGGGAGAAGTTGCTGTTTGTCTGGGAACAGGAGCGCGAGGGATCGGGAGCAACCGGAGAGGACGTTCACTTCTAATGGCATGCTCCTTCTGCCACCGCGATGGTCACAACTGGCCTACCTGCCGCAAGAAGTTCCGTGCGGACGGCCTGATGCACCAGATGATCGCGGCCATCATCTCCGAGGAGGTCCGGGCGTACCTGTCCCGGGCCTTCCCGGGGGCGACGGGCCTGCTCGTCAAGACAGGGAACGTCGCGCTCAACGCATACGACCATGCCGGTGGCCGCTGGGCATTGGTCAAGAGGCCGCTGCAACTCAGAGGAAGGAGACGGGCCGCATGAGAGAGGGCAAGGTCACGAAATACGCTGGGGTTCTCGACATCCCCGAGGGCGAGTGTGGCGATTTCGCCATCAAGCATGTGCGCTACGACGCAGGGTATTGCCTGCCGCTCGCCAACAACCGCACGATGTTCTTCGGCAACCCGGAGCGCGGCTCCGTGGAGTTCCCCGAACCGACGCTGTGGCACGAACTGTTGGAGAACGGCGGTCGCTGGATGAGCGACTTCCCCATCGAGCAGGCGCAGCACGACCGAGAGTTGGAGCACATGACCCGGGGCAGCGTGCTCATCGGAGGTCTGGGCCTCGGCTACGCCGCAACCGTACTGGCCCAGCGCAAGGGCATCACGCGCGTGTTCGTCGTGGAGAAGTCGCGTGAGGTGATCACGCTGGTGGAGCGTGCGATGAAGGTCAATCTCGGGCGCTCTGCCGCTTCCAAGGTCACGGTGCTCCACGCGGACCTGTTCGACTACCTTCAGGACGCGAAGGCCAACGGGACGCACCCGTTCCACCATGCGTTCTTCGACATCTGGGCGCCGGACGGCGAAGAGACGTTTCACGAGACGGTCGTGCCGCTGCTCCATCTCTCCAGAGGGCTGGTCAATCAGGAGCCTGTGTGCTGGAACGAGGGAGTCGTGCGCGGCCAGTTGCTCACGGGCATCATGAGCAACCTGATTCTGGCGCACGGCGGCAAGAAGTTGGACGGATGCCCCACGATGGCGCAGTTGGCGGAGGAAGTGCCGTCCGGGCCGTTCGCCGTGTACCACAACTGGCGCGTCCCGTTCTTCCGCTGGGTGATGGATTCGCACGCCAGCATCGACGTGGCGCAGGAAGGCGCGCTCTACTACGCGAAGAACTACGGGACGTGGGCGTGGCCGAAGGCGTGGGAGTTGTGGGAGCGCGGCGTGGTGGCGAAGTCATGACCGGCGCCTACATCAGAATCAAGCGCGCAGACGGCTGGCAGGCCGTCGAAATCGAGGACATGACCGAGGAAGAAATCTTCGCAGCCATGAAGGGACGGGAACACGACGATCTGGTGCGGTGGATCGTGCTGCTGGCGCACTTCATCAGCGCCGAAGTTGTCGAGAGCACGGGAGAGGAGCCGGTCCAGTGAAGAAGGCCGCGAAGAAGCCGCGTCGGTGGCGCCACGTCTCCAGCCCCAAGCGGGACGTGATCGTGCTGAAGATGGTGGACCTGATGCGCGCGTGCTCTTGGGACTGGGAAGTGGGAGAGATCGTGAACAAGGCGCTCGCGTTCTCCGACAACAACGCATACGAGTGCAAGCGGAGGGACGCATCGTGAGCATGGTCCCGCCGACCACTCCCTGCAAGGGCTGTGGGCACCTGATCGTCTGGGGCGTCACCGAGGAGGGCAAGCGCATTCCGCTCGACCCGAGGCCGCCCGTCTACCTCGTCTCGTACAACGGCGAGGAGCACATCACCACCGCAGTTCGCGCGAACGGCGAGGAAGCGCCGAAACTGGAGAGCGAAGCCACGTTCATGGTGTCGCACTTCGCCACCTGTACGCACGCCAACGAGTTCTCGGGGAAGGGGAAGAAGTCGTGACGCAGGAGCATCTTCAGCAGTCAAATAGAATGCTCAAGTTGTTCGGTTGGGCAGGAACCGACCGCATACACGTCATGCAGGTGATGGGAGGATTCAAGGCGTCCGTCGTGTTGGACGAAGGCAACGTGCTCATCACGTCCATCGGAGACACGCCGACGCTGTGTGTGGACCGTCTCGTGAAGGGCATCAACGACCTCTTCAACGGAAAGAACAGGGCATGAGCGGCGAATCACTGGAGCAACTGGTCAACGAACTCGGGCGCCTGATGAACGCGGCGGACGCCTGCGGCACGGATGCTGACGGCATCAAGGCGAAGTTGGAGATCGAGAAGCAGATTTCCGCTCTCGTTGGCGATACCGAGGCCAAGGTGGACACGGTGGGCGGGTACTTGCTCAAGTTCGACCGCCGCGCCGCCACCTTGAAGGCCGAGGCCAAGGAACTACTGGGCCGCGCCCAGACGTTCGAGAAACGCTACGCATGGCTCAAGAAGGTGGTCGCGTTCGCCATGCTGGCGCAGGGGTTCAAGAAGTTGGAGGGCTGTCGCGTCACGATGACCCGGCTCAATGGGAGAGAGACGTTGAGCATCGACGACCTCGACCTGATCCCCGACGAGTTCTGCCGCGACACCTACATCATCGAGGCTCCGGCAGAGGTCGCGCAGCAGATGACCGAGTCGCTCAACGCTGTCGTGGCCGATTGCAGCAAACTGGTCCCGTTCACGAAACCCATCCTGATGTCGCAGAACCGAGTGGTGGACAAGAAGCGCGTGGAGTTGGTGCTCGATTCCGGAGAGGTGGCTGGCGCGAGCATGAACGTGGGCGATCCGGGCCTCAAGGTGTACGTCTCGATGCGAGAAGGGGTCATTCAGGAGGACGAACAGGCATGAGTGAAGATCAGGTGGTGCCGCTGACCGGAAAGGAGCGCGAGTGCCTCGCGTTCATTCGGAAGTTCAGCGCGGAGAACGGATACCCGCCCAGCATCATGGATGTGGCGGCAGAGCAGGAGAACACCGGCACGGTGGCCCGCGAGCGGATCAATGCGCTCGTGACCAAGGGCTACTGTCGCCGCACGCCGGGAGTCTCGCGCAGCATCGTGGCTATTCTTGACGAGGACGGCAACGAGATCAGGGAGGCGTCGTGAGGGCCAGCGAGAAGGCGACGAAGGTGATGAGTCTGGAGTGCGCGCCCGACGACGCCCCCGTTTACGCCGCGCGAGCGGAGGAAGGTCGCGCGGAGATCGACGTGTTCGTGCAGCCGAAGGACGGTGGGCGAGGGACGATCACGGTCCACTCCTCACACGAGGCGTACAACATCGCGCAGGCGGCGACGGCGGTTGGTGACTTTCTGAGGGAGCGCGAGCAGGACCAGATGGCCATCGTGAAACTGTAGCGCCGCCACAACACGGAAGGGGTGAGCAAGTGCGCTACACCGCGAAGGCGCGGATGTTGTCCTTCGATTTCCTCCCCGATGACGTTGTGTACGATCTGCCTCCGATGCAGGCGCTCCTGCTCGCCGGGATGATCGCGCGCGCGGACAATCTGGGCAGGCTTCCGGGCGACCCGTCCGTACTGCTGGCCTACCTGTTTTTTCCGAAACCCCCGCGACCCGACGCAACGGACGACGAGGCAGAGTCTCTGCTGATCGCCCTCGCCAGCAGAACGCCGCCAGTCGTGCTCTGGTATCAGTCGGGCGCTTCGAGATACGTACAGTTCCGCTCTTGGAAGGTTCATCAGGCGGGACTGCGGGAGCACAACCTCAAGAGCACGCTGCCGGGGCCGGAAACCGAAGGCGCATTCCCGGTGGTCGAGGGCGGCCAGCCGTCGCTGTTCGACGCTCCGCGTCCCGCACCCTGCGTGAAACTGGACAACGACGCGGTACGCAACCTTGTCGCGCTGACGGCGCGGCAGCACTCCATGAGCACGATGGGGAGAGAGTTCAAGCCCGCAGACGTAGTGGATTGGGCGAAGAACAACAACGTAGCGCCTGACACGAAGGGGGCCGTGGCGTTCGCGCACTGGCTGTGGAACACCGGAGTCACGAACATGGACTCGGTGCTGGCGGTGCTGGACGACTCGCTGCTCCATCAGGCCGAACAGCCATACGCCTACTACGCGCCGGGCGGCGCCGCGCGCAACGGGATCGTCCTGCGGAACAACGCTCGCAACGCCGAAGCGAGCCACGAAGCGATCAAGAAGGAAGAGGCAGCCTTCTTGGCGCGCAAGCCATGAGAATCGTCATCAACAAGCCCAGTTCTCTGGGAACGACAGAGAGCGGAGCCGCTTGGAGGTTTGAGGTGGACGGACCCATCACCATTGACCGCTGCACCGACCCGGTTGGATGTAAGGCCGAAGAATGCTGCGCGTGTCTGGAGCAGATTCGGATGCTGCGCGGAGAGGTGAACCGCTTGGAAACCGAGAAGCGAGGAGTACCCGTCGAGCCAGTCGCAGACGATCAGATGGCCGCTCAGCGAGAGCAGGCGTCCGTCCCGGCGAAGATGATCCTTGAAATCTTCGGAGTCCACGACTTCAACCCCACCTACACGCGCAAGCGGCATCTGGTCGAGAACGTGCTGCTCAACGTGATGCTGAAGGAGCGCCTCGCGGGCCTCAACCGGCTCGACGCCACGCTCAAGGTGGCTTCCGAGGCGTTGCACAAGGGGCGCGATCAGGGCTGCGCCTGCCGCCGCACCGAGGTCGAGGACGAGACTCACGGCGAGGTGCCGGGCGCATGAGCAATCAGAAAAGCGTCTGGATCGTCTACGTTGAAACTCCGGGGCACAACGACTGGAGGCATGTGTGTTGCGGCTCACTTCGGGTGGCCCGGTATTACGAGGAAGATCTGATCGCCCAAGTTGCCGCAGCGGCGCCCGGCGGCATCAAGGGAGTAACCGTCCGAATCGACAGGTTCCCCATACACCACTACGCCGTTGAGGTGGTGCGGAAGCGGCGTCTAGCCCGCAGCCGGGCGAAGAGGGGCGCATGAACGAAATCTTCCCGGTCCACTCGCTCGACCGCAGCAAGGTCCACTGGGAGGACTACCTGATGGCGCTGACGCCGTGTGAGTTCCATCACGGCGTCTGGTTCAAGCGCGACGACTACTTCGCGCCGCTCGGGTACGGCGGCATCAACGGGTCGAAACTGCGCCAGTGCATCATGGTCATGCGCCAGTGGTCGCTTCTGCCCGCCGGGCACCGCACGGTGGTCAGCGGAGCCTCGGTGAAGTCGCCGCAGTTGGCGATGGGCGCGGCGGTAGCGAAGCACTACGGATTCGACTGCGTTCACGTCATCGGGGCCACGAATCCCGACTCGGCCATCAAGCGCGACATGGTGCAGATGGCTCAATGGTTCGGAGCGCGGTTCGTGATCGAGGCGGTGGCGTACAACCACAACCTGCAACTGAAGGCACAGTCGCTCCTGAAGTCCGAGTTCCCGAACGGGCTGTATCTGGAGTACGGGATCACGCTGCATCAGGACCGACACCCGGCGAAGCACATCGCGGACTTCCACAACATCGGGGCGTTGCAGGCGAGGAACATCCCCGACGAGGTGACGGACGTGGTGATCTCATGTGGCAGCGCCAACAGCGCCACGTCGCTGCTCATGGGGCTGGCGCTCTTCCCCCCGAAGAACGTCAGGAACGTCCATCTCATCGGCATCGGGCCGTCGAAGTTGGGCTACCTGCTCTCGCGGCTTCAGATCATCGGCAGGGCGCGCGAACAGGACTTGCTCGGGGACTTCAAGAGCGTCCACAACCCGAAGGCATGCGAGAACGCGAGATACCGCATGTACTACCGCGACCTGCACCGCATGGGGCTGGCGGACTACCAAGACGAGGTGCCATATGCGCTCGACGGGATCGAGTTCCACCCGACCTACGAGGGCAAGGTGGTGCGCCACGTCAGGGAGAACATGCCGGAGTTGATGAAGCCGACGACGCTGTTCTGGATCGTCGGAAGCAAGCCCCGCATCGAGTCGATGGCGCATCTGCGCGGGGTGTTGGGCGAAGCGCCGACGAAGTTCCACGAGTACGATCCAGCGGAGGCTTGATGGGCAAGATCACGCCACTGAGCAAGCCGGTGCGCCGTCTGGTCAAGACGGAGTACGGCATGGTGGTGGTGACGCTGCGCCCCGTGAGTGCGAACAAGCCGTTCGTGGTCGAGGTCCGACGCTATCGCAGCAGGGAGCCGTTCGCATCGGTTCCGGTCGGGACGCCCGAGGCGCCACACGAGCAGACGTTCCTCTTCACCGAGGAGGACATGGGTGCAAGTTGAGTTGGTAGGAGGACGCTTCGACGGCCAGCGCATCGACGTTCAAGAGCCGCTGCCGCCGATCATGACGTTTCGCAAGATGGAAGTCGTCACCGTGACGCCCCAGACGGCAACAACCACCACGAGAGTGTCCTGCGTGGTCGTGTACGCGCTCAAGCATCCTGCGGACAGCGCGCCCAAGTACGTCTACACGGGAAAGCCCATTGAGCCTGAGAAGAAGTCCGTTCAAGCGTAAGAAGTCGCCTATCGTGAAGATCGCAGGCCGTTGGCGGCGCCTGCCCAGCGAAGGCGATCAGTTGGACGACCTGTGGCGCGAGTGCATCAGGATCAGGGACAACCTGACGTGCCAGAGGTGCTTCAAGCCGGAGATGCAGGCGCACCACGTCATCACTCGTGGGAATCCGCGGACTCGGTGGGTGATCGAGAACGGTCTGGGGCTGTGCGAGGGGTGTCACAAGTTCTGGTGGCACATGAATCCGGGCATGGCGCTGGACTGGTTCAAGGAACTGTGGCCCGAGCGTTGGGCGATCATCTCGCTCAAATCCCGGGTTCTACACAAGACGGACAAGAAGGACAGCCTGTTCGTGCTGGCCATTAGGCATCGGGAGTTGCTTCTGCTCCCGCCGGTCCAAGGAAGGAGAGTTCAACCATGATCGTGGCGAAGATGCTCTGGTGGGTCTGGAACCTGATCGTGCTGCTGTCTGTCTGCTTCACGGCCTCCGTCCTCCTGTGGACGATCTGGCTGGAGTGCCGCGACCGCTATTTGACGAAGAAGGCCCGCGAAGGAACGAGGGAAAAGGTATGAGCAACAGCCTGAAGAAGATTCTGACCGGACTGGTGGACGCCTGTCACAAGAAGTACCCCGACAACAGGATCATCACGATGTCCACGGGTGATGCGCGGACGCTACTGCGCTACAACCTGCACCTCGAAGAGAAGGTCGAGAGTGGCCGCAGACTCGGGATGTTGCTGGACGAGTCGGCCATGCTCGTGGACTACATTGAAAGCGAGCGGTTGGCCTCGCGCGTGGCGATCATGTTCCGGCTCATCCGCAAGTTGAACAAGTCCCGCAAGGACCGGAGGCCGAGCAATGGACCTGCTCCCGCTCACAGCGAGTGAGTTGCCTGTTCGCAACCGGGACGACTGGCGGCGCCACTACTTCACGCACGTTGACGTGTTCATGGCGACACGGGCGGCCCTACACATCCAGCAGGCCAACCGGCGCATGGGGGCGCGATCCGTCAAGGTGAGCGAGCACTCCGACACCGAGATCGCCATGATCGGGAGTCTGTGCGAGGCGGCGGTGATGCGGATGGAGGACTTGCCACTCGTGTTCCCCGTCGCGGAGAGCCTGCGCCTTCTCTCTTCGGAGAGGCGCCCAGACGTAAACGGGTGGCAGGTGAAGGGGTCGCTGTTCGACGCCAAGGACGGCAACGGCATCCTCGTGAACAAGGCGCTCTTCGAGAAAGACCCGGACAAGTACCCGCTCGACTGGCGTTATCTCGGGTGTGTGCTCACGATGGACTGCGAGCACCCGTACTGCACGGTCAAAGGCTGGGCCTACGGCTGGGAGTTCATCGGGCAAGAGCAATGTCTCAAGCGCAATGTGCCGCAACCGGCGTATAGTCCCACCGAGTTGAAGCGGTACATGCCCATCGAGACGCAGTTCTAGCAGGAGGGCCAATGCCTGCCGCAAAGACCAGCGCAATCGTCAACATCGACCTCGACTGCACCGAGTTGCTCCGCAAGTGCAAGAACTACGACAAGCGGCTCGCGTACAACGTCGTCACCGCGCTCAACGAGGCGGCGCTGGCGGTCCAGAAAGCAGAGAAGGCCAACGTCCGCGCTATGCTCAAGGTCAGGAACAACTCGTTCATCGACCAGAACATCGCTCGGATCGTGAAGGCCAGCGTGAAGGCGCAACGGCCATACGCGGAGGTGTTCATCCCGCAGAAGCCGCGATACCTCATGCCCTTCCTTGAAACTGGAGGCACAAAGGTGCCCGGACTCTTCCCCGAACTCTCGCACCCGACGCTCGGGATGCCCGCGATTGGCGGCCCCGCGCGCACGGACGACATGGCGAAGGTGCCTCGTAGCCTCTACCTCACGATCCTCAAGTTCAAGGCGGCTCGCGGAGGGCAGGTCTACCTCCAGAAGCGGCTCGGGCTGTACGCGATCAAGGGCGTAGGTGTGTTCCAGCGAGTGAAGGGATCGAGCGACGGGGTGCTCGTATACTCGTACCGAACGAAAGTCCCGCTGGGGAAGCGTCTCGGCTGGCTCAAGTTGGCGATTGCAACCGCACAACGGACGGTGCAGGCCGCACTGTTCCGCGAGGTCAGCAAGTCTTGGGACAGGGCGGGCCGGGGCTACTGAGCGAAAGGCTGGGCCGTGGGGGTAAGCATCAGGGCATTCGCTGAGAGCGTCGGAGTCTCACATACCGCCGTTCGCAAGCGCATCGAAAACGGCACGCTGAGCACGCTGGAGGACGGCACCATCGACCCCAGAGTGGCGGTGCGCGAGTGGGTCATGGCTACCCGGGAGAACCCGAATCCGGGGACTCCCGGGAGCACCAAGGCCACGCAAGGCTCCGCCGGGCACGTCGGGATGCTGTTGGAGGCGCGAGCGGCGCGGCAGGTGATCGAGGCGCAGATTGCCGACCTGAACCTGAAGAAGATGCGCGGCGAACTGGTCAACGCCGAAGAGATGAAGAAGGAAGCGTTCTCGTTGGCTCGCAGAATCCGCGACCTACTGCTCTCGACGCCCTCCCGGCTGGCACCGGTGGTGGCGGGCCTCGGTGGCGACACCGACGGGTGCTACAAGGCCATCGAGAGCGAGATGGAAAACGTGTGCGACGAACTCGCCGCACTCGCAGGAGAAGAGGAATGAGCGTAGCGCAGAGCATGTACATCGGCGCTTGGCGCGAGGGAATGACCCGCGACAAGACGCAGACCGTGAGTGAGTGGGCCGACGCGCATCGCTTCCTGTCCGAGATGGCCTCTGCCGAGCCGGGCCGCTGGCGCACCTCGCGCACGCCCTACTTGAAGGAGATCATGGACTGCCTCTCGCCCGGCTGCCGCGTGCAGCGCGTGATCGTCATGGCGGGGGCGCAGTTGGGCAAGACCGAGTGCGGCAACAACTGGCTCGGCCACATCATCCATCGCACGCCGGGTCCGATGCTCTACGTCGAGCCGACGCTGGACGTGGTGAAGAAGGTCAGCCGACAGCGCATCACTCCGATGATCGAGGCCACGCCCGTGCTCACAGATAGGGTCGCGGCCACGCGCTCGCGCGACTCGGGAAACACGGTCCACGTCAAAGAGTTCCGTGGCGGCCTGCTGCTGATGACGGGAGCGAACTCCGCCGCCGGACTGCGCTCGATGCCGATCCGATTCCTGTTCTGCGACGAGGTGGACGAGTACCCCGGCGACGTTGACGGGCAGGGCGATCCGGTGGCTCTGGCCGAGAAGCGAACCGCTACCTACGCGCGGCGCAAGATTCTCCAGACCTCGACTCCCACCGTGCGCGGCGTCTCGCGCATCGAGCGCGAGTACCTAGCCAGCGATCAGCGCAAATACTTCATCCCGTGCCCCGAGTGCGGCCACATGGACTACCTCCAGTGGACGATTGGCGGCTGGCGCGGCAACGAGGGGCGACACCACCACATCGTCTGGAAGGACCACGACCCCAAGAGCGTCGTGATGTGCTGCGCCTCCTGTGACGCCAAGATTCAAGAGAGCCAGAAAACGTGGATGCTGCTGCGCGGCGAGTGGCGAGCCACGAACCCGGAGCCGACTGACGGCAAGACGGCTGGCTTCCACATCTCCAGCCTCTACTCTCCTCTCGGTTGGAAAACGTGGGCCGAGTGCGCCAAGGAGTTCTGGGACGCGAAGGACGATCCGTTCCGCCTCAAGACGTGGGTGAACACGGTCCTAGGAGAGACGTGGGAAGATCAGGGCGATGCCGTCGAGGCTGCGCTCCTGAAGATGAAGTTGGAGGCGCCCGGCAAGGCTGAAGTTCCCAACGGAGTGGGCGTGCTGGTCGCCTCGGTGGACGTGCAGGGTGATCGTCTGGAGGCGCAGGTCGTCGGGTTTGGCGAGAAGGAAGAGTCGTGGCTGATCGCGTTTGAGCAGATTCTGGGCGACCCGTCCCATCAGGGGGTGTGGTCGAAGTTGGACCTGTTCCTCCAGCAGCCGTTCGAGCACGAGAGTGGGCGTGTGTGCCACGTCGAACTGACGATGATCGACTCTGGCGGCGCGCACACCGAACAGGTCTACCGCTACTGCAAGGCGCGGCTGACGGGCCGAAAGAACCGGCGCGTGTTCCCGATCAAGGGAGGCACGGTCAGTGGTCGTCCGCTCGTGGAGCGGCCCTCGCTGCACAACCGCTACCACGTCCCCCTATACGTCCTGTGCGTGGACACCGGCAAGGACATCATCATGGGTCGCCTCCAGATGCCGAAGAACACGCGGGCGCCCGGCTACATCCACCTGCCAGACTGGGTTGACGATGAGTACCTTGAGCAGTTGGCGTCCGAGCGCGCGATCCGCAAGTACGTCAAGGGGCGCGGCAGCGTGCGTTCGTGGCAGCCGATCCGCGACCGCAACGAGGCGCTCGATCTGACCGTGTACTCACTGGCGGCGCTCTACGCTTGCGGCCCGGCGTTCATCAAGACCCTCGGCGCTCGCGCGGAGAAGTGGGCGGTCCCTATTGCGAAGGTGGAGGCGCCCAAGGGCGAGGACGCTGCTCGCGTGGAGACGCTTCCGCACGTCATGGTGCGGGAGAAGTTGAGCAAGAAGAAGAAGGGCTGGGTCACGGGCTACTAGAAGGGAGGGCGCGTGAAGATAGATGTCCACGTCCACTTTGACGGGACGGAGCAGCAGCAGCGAAGCGAAGCGAAGTTGAACGAGTTGCTCGCGTTGGTGAAGAATCTCATCAGGGAGGATCACAGCATGTCGCAGAAGATGGATGAACTGGTCGCGCAGGTTGCCAAGACGGATGGCGTCATCGACTCGGCGGTTGTCGCGCTCACGGGCTTCGGCCAGCAGTTGACCGATCTCCAGACCGAACTCGCTGCGGCTGGCGTGGACACGACGGCGGTGGAGACGCTGCGCGCCGACCTCGCGGCCAAGACGGACGCGCTCGCGGCTGCCATCGCCACGGTCACGCCGCCGGTCACGCCCATCGCTCCGTAGCCCTCAACCCGGGGGCGGGGTCGCACGCCACCCCGCCCCACGGAGGCCGCTCCGTGAACCTATACATCCTCGCCATGTTTGCGCTGCTGCGCTGGACGAATCCTCCGCAGGTGATCGACAGCCTGCGCTTCGTGCAGGTGAAGGCCACCGGGGACACGGTGGCAGCAACGACCTACTCCAGCACGTCGCCGCTCGTAACGAAGAGGGCTGGCGCCTCGGGCGCGCGGGACAGCGCGTGGATCAGCCTGAGCGTGGCGAACGTCGTGGGACCGGCGGCGATCAGGCTCCACGTTTTCACCCACGGACCCGCAGGATGGTCCGGCCCGAGCAATGCGCTCTCGCTGTTCTACGCGGCGCGCGACACGTTCTACCTCGGCCCTCCCGGGGGCGGCCTCGCTACGGAGGGCTGGTGGCGCGGCCCCCGGCTATGTTCTTACTCGCAGGAACTCGGGGACGCCACATGGGCGGACTGGCGGCATCAGGAGGTGGTGCAGAGCGCCGCCCGCGCTGGCCTCTGCCGGACCTACGGCTACGCCTGTCGCCGTGGGGTCAGGGACACCGCTTGGTGCGTGGGGCAATGAGAGGCGGGGGTCCGGTTCCTTGGACCCCCGCATCGCCAGACCCTCCTTGGCTGGTCAGAATCTCGGAGCAGGCTTCTTCGCAGGAGCGCCGGGCGGGGACGCACCGTTAGGCGATTCCGCCTTCTTCGGTGGGGTGCCGTCCCCTACGCCCGGGTTCGCTCCAAATGGATTCGGCGGCTGTTCGGGCTTGGCGTCGATCTTCACGCCGCGCTCTTCCGCGAGCCGCTGCTCCTCTTCCAGTTCGTCCAGAATGTCCTCGAACGCGATGCCCTGTTCGGCAAGCGCACGGGTGCGACTCGACAGGCCGGAGCCGATGCCGTCGATGGTGGCCGTCGTATCCTTCTGCGGGTCCACCCACATCCAGCCGCGCCCGGTGAACGCGACCGCGCTCAACTTGTCGAAGTCGTCGGTCGGCAACTTCAGTTCGCCGGTCAGGTTGCCCATCTCCAGCCATCGGCGGTAGATCGGAAGCAGGAAGCCCGACCGCCACCACTCCTGAAGCATGGCCCACTGGTCTCGCTCGATGAGCAGCCCGGAGCGCATGGACGAGTAGTTCACGCCCTCCAGATCGTTGCACAGGGCGTTGTACGAAACGGCGAGGCCGGTGGCGACGGAGCGAAGGATGCTCTTCACGAAGTCGGGATACTGGCTCGTCGGATGCGTGGGGTCCCAAGCCTGAAACTCGGTGCCCGGCATCAGGCGCTCGATGCTGCCCGGGGTCGCTTCCATTGACGGATTGTCCTGCTCTCCGTCCGTGTCCACGATGTCGCCCGCGCTTCCCTCCTGCGTCTTGATGAAGCCCATCTTGGCAGCGCCAGCACGGGCCGCGAAGAGTTCCGCCTCTTCGTAGCCGGAGAGCATCTTGAGCGCCACCATGATCGCGGCGAACCATGTCGGAGCGCGGGTCTGACCGATGCGCGTCGGCAGGTAGAGATGAAGCATCTCGCCCTTGTGCGTGATTGGGTTGTAGGCCGCCACGCGAGTGCGCTTACGGTTCTGCGTCATCCCGCCCACAATGGGACGGTCGAGGACGAAGTACGCGAGCGGGCCGCCCCACTGGTCAACCTCGACGCCAAGCCGCACCTCGACTCCGCCCTCATCGCGCGAGACGTTGTACGTCTCGTCAATCAGGTCGGAGTCCACGAACTGAAGCGCGAACCCGTACTTGTTCGGGTAGCCGTTGACCATGCGGACGAACAGTTCGCCGTCCGTGGCTCCTGCCTTAAGCCCGAGCCAAGAAGCGGCGTTGAGCGAATGGCGCCGGTCCACGGTCACGATGCGCGACCAGTCCGCGAACTTCTCCTCCAGCATCTCGTTCAGCACTTCGTTGAGAGGCGGCGAAGCCTTCTTCGACTTCTTCGGCTTGGGGGCCGCATTTCCGGGCGACACCCCGTTGGCGGAGCCGTTCATGCCCGGCTTCATGGCCGCAGCCAGAGCCGGGGGGAACGCGCGCTCGGGCGCAGCCTTGGAGAGCACCTTGGCGCAATGGTCGAATCCGTTGGGTCCGATCACGCTCGCGGCGAGCAGGGTGAGGAACTGCTTGATGTACGGGTTGTTCCGCGCGAGATCGCGCGCACGCGAACGGAGGAAGCGGATGTTGTAGCGAAGTTCGTCGTCCGACTGAAGGCCAAACGTCACCCAGTCGGCAACCGAACGGCCACCACTTGCCCCCTTGAAGATGCCGTCTCCGCCCCCGGTGGGGATGCCCGGAATCTCCATGAGCGCCCGCTTGGCCGCCTTGCGCGCAGCCCGCTCGTGGCGGACGCGGGACTTCTCCGCCTCTCGGGCGCAGTCCTCATAGGACATGCGGCGGACGACCAGTTCCGTGCCGCTCATAGGCTTTCTCCCGTCGAGCCGAAGGTGACGTGAATCGGCTTCAGTCTTCCCCCGCTGCGCTGGGCTTTCACGATGGCGCGGAGTTTCGTGTAGATCGACCAGTATTCGCGCGGGTCAATCATGCTCAGGGAGCGACCGAGGATGATGTAGGACTGGTAGCCCGCTGCCAGAGTGCCTTGGAGTTTCGTCTCCATGACTGCCAGCATCTTCTCTTCGGGCGTCTTGTAAGAGTCGGCGGTCGCGGTGGCGATGTTCGGAAGGACGATCAGCCGACCCTGCTCGGCGTCAAAAACGAACCCGGCCTTCGTGACGCGATGAATCCAGCGGTAGTTGCCCGGGGCGAGAAGTCCGCCCTCGTTGTCGCCTCCGCTGAACGCAACGACGAAGTCGGTCCCAGATGCCGTGGCAGCCTTATACATCTTCGACGGCGTGGTTCCTCCGACGACGTAGACGGTCATCGAGTAAGTCCCCGCCGGATAATCGGGGATCGTCCGGGTGTAGGTGAGGCTGTTGCCCGCACAGTAGGCCTCGGGCATCGCCGTCAACGTATCGCTCATGGGAACCTCCTTGCTGGATAGTGGCCGCGACCGAAGCCCCGGTCTATTCCAGAAAAACTGGAATACCTAAACGCTTGACTCGCGTGCATGATGCTCGCGTCCTCAACGAAGGAGGCGGCATGGCAGCGGTGGACAGATATGCGGCGCAGGATGCGACCAAGACTGGCAGCCTCCTCGTCCCCCCGAGTCACGCTGAAGTTCTATCGCAGCACGACACCAACGAGATCGGTTATGTGACCTCGTATGTCTGGGTCGGCGGCGCCGGCGCTATCACCGTGGTCACGTTCGGCGGCGAGACGGTGCTCATCTCCGGCATCGCGGCGGGCACGCTGTTGCCGCTGCGAATCAAGCAACTCAAGGCCACCGGAACCACGGCTACGCTGGTGGTGGGACTCTCCTGATGCAGCCCTCCCTCGTCGCGGCCTGCATGCAGAAGCACTCTGCGGCTCTCCCGGTGACGAGGACCGTGACCGTCATCGCTGACCCGACCTACAACTTCATGGGCAGTTGCACTCCGGTCGCTGGCGTCTATGTGGTCAACGACGGAGGGTCTTTCGACCTTCACATCGTTGCCAACGATTCCTTCTGCATCGACCCTGATCTCGGGATTGGCATCTCTGGCAACTGCACCCCGAACGGAGACGGTACGTTCGCGGGAGGAGCAACGAACGAGACGCTTCACCTGACGAACATCCACGGTAACTGCGTGGTGGAAATGCGATGGGGGATGGCCTGATGAAGCAACTCAAGTTGAAGCGGCAGTTTCGCTCGATGCCATCCGACTTCGTGGTGGAGCGTGCGGCTGACGGAGAGAAGGACCAGTGTGTTCGCGTGCAGGCGACCCTGACGAGCGAATACCCGGTCCAGCGGTTCTTCGGCATGGAGATTCTCGGGCACGCCAAGGGCGAGGTTGACCTGACCCGCATTGTAGGTGGTCCCGTGCTCTACGCCGACGCGGCGGCTGGCGACCACCGTGGGCGCCGGGTTGGCGTGGTGGAGAAGGCGCGCGTGGACACCGAGAACAAGTGCCTTCGCATCACGATGAAGATGAGCCGCAACGAGGATGTGCAGAAGGTCATCAGGGACATCGAGGACGGCATTCTCGGGCAGATGAGCGGGGGTTACATGCCCGAGAAGATGCAGCGCGAGAGCACGGATGCGACGAAGGGGGACACGATGCGGGTGGTTCGCTGGTGCCCGCTCGAAGCCACCATCGTCAACGGAGTCCCTGCCGATCCCACCGTGGGAGTTGGCAGGGCGGATGACGGCGACGATGAATACGCCGTCGAGGTCGAGGGCGACGAGCCCGCGAAGGAGGAGCGCAAGATGAAGAAGCGAGTTCTGGACGAGGCGTCGGGCGTCGTCATCGAGGTGGACGAGAGCGATCCGCGTCCGGCTCACGTCGAGCGCGCCACCGCCATCACCGTGCAGCAGCCGAACAAGGAGACGATGCTCCGCGACGTGATCGCCGTTGCCACGCAGTACGGCTGCGCCGAGCGCATCGGGGACTTCGTGTCCAAGGACATGGACGCGAACGCGGTCCGCAAGTTGCTGCTGGACGAGTCGCGCTCCGACGTGCTCCCGACGCCCGGCGCCGAGGTCATGGACAAGAAGGACCGCAGCAAGTACCGGCTCTCGCGCGCCATCCTCTGCGCCGCCGACCAGAAGTTCGACGGCATCGAGGGCGAGGTCCACAAGGAACTCTACAGCCGCATCACCGGCTACGACTACAAGGGCGGCATCCTGATCCCGATGGATCAGGGCGATCCGCGCCTCTCCGGTCGCGCCGCGCTGGACTCCAAGACCGCCGGGGGCGGCGCGGAGTACGTCTACGACCAGCCGGGCTCGCTCATCGAAATCCTCCGCAACCGCTCGGTGTTCATCGGACTGGGAGCGCAGGTGCTCACCGGACTGAGCGGTCCCGTGCCGTTCCCGAAGCAGACTGGCGCGACCACGGCGTACTGGGTCGGTGAGAACCCGTCCACGGACGTTCCCGAGAGCGAGCCGACGTTCGGACAGGCCGTCCTCACTCCGCGCTCGCTGATGGCGACCACGGCCTACTCGCGTCAGTTGCTGGCGCAGCAGAGCCTCGACACCGACGCGCTCGTGAAGTCCGACCTCGGGGCCGTCCACACGCTGGCTCTGGACCGCGCTGGCTGGCACGGCAAGGGCGCTGCGGGCGAGCCGACCGGCATCTACATGGCGGCGGACGTTCTCAGCATCGACCCCGATGCCGTCATCACCTACCCGCTGCTCGTCTCGATGCTCGGCAAGATCGCTGAGGCCAACGCGGACGGCGTGGAACTGAAGTTCGCCACGACCCCCGGCATGGCGCAGATGCTCATGACCGCGCTCAAGATGACGAACGTCGGAACCTCGTTCGTCTGGGAAGGAAACTTCCGCGAGGGCGTCATCGGTGGCTACCGCGCCGTCGCCACGGCCAACATCAGCAAGACGATGGCTACCAACGAGCCGACCGGAGGCACCTACCACGGCCTCGTCGCGGGCAACTTCAACGACGCGCTCGTGGGCATGTGGCAGGCGATGGAACTCATCACCGACATCTACAGCCAGAAGAAGAAGGCGCTGATCGAGGTCACGTCCTTCCAGATGACGGACATCCTCGTTCGTCGTGGCGTGTCGTTCTGCAAGGCGACCCGCGCGAAGATCGCGTAAGGGAGAGGCCATGAGACTGAAGGCGCTGACCTCGTTCAGCCTCGGCGGAGGCAATGACGTTCACGCGGGGGACGTGTTCGACATGGAAAACAAGGCCCGCGCTACCGGCCTCGTCTACACCGGCATGGCGGAGCCTGCCAAGGAACCGGAAGCGTCCCCCGACGCCCCGTCTCCCGAAGCGGCTCCGCCTACCGAACCCGCAGTCACCCATCCCGAACGCGGTTCCGGCTACGAGAAGATCGTCAGCCGCGACCCGAAGCCCGCTGGCGGGCAGAAGGAGAACAAGGCATGACCGCTCTTACCCAGTACCCCACCGCGACCACGCATGTGAATGTCCTCAACCCGCAGACGGTGACGACCGCTGGCGGCGCCGTCACCAGTGCGGCCATCGACCTGCTCGACTACGAGGGGCTGGGGTCGCTGATCCTGCACTCCGCGAAGTCCACGGCGGGCACGGGCGTCCACCTCGACCTGACGGTGACGGAGTGCGACACCTCGGGCGGCTCCTACTCGACCGCCATCAGCGGTCAGACGCTCGGCCCCGTGGACGAGGTGACGGATTACCTCGCCCGCCTGATCCTCGACTTCGGCATCCGCAAGCGGTACATCAAGGTCGTGGTCACGCCCACCGGAACGTCCGGCTCGTGGATCATGGGCGTGTCGATGACCGGCATCAAGAAGCAGCGGTAGCGAACGATGAGCAATGAGTTCGGGGCTGCCGACATCCAGAGTATGATTCTGGGTGTCGGCGGTCGTCCCATCACCAGCGGCGGGCACACGACGCTCGGGCTTCCCCAAGACGAGTTCCGTTCCGTGGGCGAGGCTTCGGAGTTCCTGCGCGGATTCGGTTCGGCTGCGGTTGAGCCGGGCTTCGTCCTCGTGGCAATCGAGGCCGACTCGCTCGGCAGCATCAAGGCCGGGGACAGCGTGGTGTGGGATACCGTCACCTACAAGGTGCGCCGGGTGGAGCCTTCGGAAGACCCGGCCACGCAAAGGCTTCATCTCTCTCTGGGGGTCCATTGAGCACGATCAGGAGCCAGATCAAGGCGAGGCTGATAGCGGCCTTGAACGCGGCTGAGAAGCCTTCTGGTACTCCTGCGTGCGTAGACGGGCTGGCGCTGGTCATGTCGTCCAGTGACCTTCCCAGCATCTCCTTGTTCCTCAAGAGCGATCAGGCCGAGAACGTCGGCGGCTCGTCGGGCGCGCTCAAGCGCCGGACGGCTGCGTTCGATGTTGAAGTACGCACCGCCGACGCTGGCGGAGTCACCGCGTTCGATCTGGCAGAGATACATCTCAAGTGGCTGAGCAAGGCTGTCGCCAGCGTCAGCACATCTTCCCCAACGCGGATCATGCACTACGTCGAGGAAGGCGTCACGTCTTGGGAGAACGTAGGCGAAGGAGAGATTCCGGTCTGTCTCGCCACGATGGAAGTCATCGCGCACTACCAGACCAAAGTAACCGACCCCGAGGCATGGGCGTAGCCCCTGCTGGGAGGATGAGCAGATGAGCAATGTCGCGGATGGTGCGAACCTGCTGCTCGGCAAGGGCAAGTTGTACTTCGAGCGTTTCTCGGCGTCTGGCGCTGCGGCGACCGGCGCGCTGCGATTCCTCGGAAACGTCACGGCGTTCACGCTGACGATGACCGACGAGTTGAAGCAGGCGTACTCCAGTGCGGAGTCCGGCGCCCCGCTGCTCAAGCAGGCGCTGATTCGCCGCACCGTCGAACTCGGCGTGACGATGGACGAGTTCACGGCGGACAACGTCGCGCTCGCTCTCATGGGTACGAACTCGGACGTGGCCGCGCAGACCGGCGCCGCAGTCACCGCCCAGAACATCCGCACCAACATGCCTGCGGACGGATCGGGGCTGGACAGGTCGTACTACGTCGGGAAGATGAAGTGGGACTCGGCAACGCCGTGCGTGGTCAAGATCGACACCACGACGCTCACGGTCACGACCGACTACACGTTCGACTACCTGAACGGGATGCTCTACGTCGTCAACAACGCCACGACGCTCGCGGCCTGCGCTGGTGGCGCCAAGACGCTCACGCACGCTGGCACGACCCTCACCTACGCCCTCGGCCTCTACAAGAGCATCGTTGGCGCCACGGTCGGTGTCGTGGAAGGCGCGTTCCGGTTCATCGCGGACCCGTCCGCCGGGCCTGCCCTCAACGTGGACGTTTGGCGCGTGGACTGCACGCCGGACGGCGACTGGGGGCTGATCGGTGAGGACTTCGGTGAGTTCAAGTTGAAGGGCAAGGTGGTCGCGGATTCCGCCGCGCACCCGGCCTCGCCCCTGTTCACCGTCACGAAGATGACGTAAGGGAGGCATCGTGGACTCGAAGGTCGAACTCGGGGGGCGGTCCTTCGTCGCGGTGCTGGAGACGACGGCTGAACACGATTTTCTGACGATGGGACACATCCGGGCGACTGGGCTTTCCGAGGCGGCCCAGCGCCCGGATGAATCGCCAGAGGACTTCGCTGTTCGGCTCGTTGGCGATCTGGCGGCGAGCGGGAGAGCCTTCGACATCCTTGGCTCTCTCCTCGTCCCAGAGGGCACGGAATCGCTGGCGTGGACTCCGAAGATGGGCGCGGAGACGGCGGCCTTCATGCGCGGCCTCACCGACCAGCGCAGCAAGAACCAGTTGTACACACTGACCGCTCAACTGATGCTCGCTTTTTTTCAAGACGGGTTGCTCTCGTTCAAGACTTCAAAGCCCTCTTCGCCCGGGGCAAGAAGGAAGAACAGCCCGACGAGCCAGAACGAGGCGCCCTCGCCTTCGGAGAGTGGAACGGCGCCGTCCGCTTCCTCTCTGGAAACGATTACGCCCGCGCCGTCACCATCGGAACTCAATGGCCCCTCCGAGAAGTTCTGGCCTGCCTTCTTGAGAAGGCTCGGGATCGGGCGAGGGAGCAATACCGACACGACCACCTAGCGTGGGTCATCGTTCAGTCGCAGGCAACGAAGAAGGTCAAGCCGCCGAAGATTCCCGCCATCTTGAGAGGTGCGAGCCGTGGCTAACGTACCGGACATCCGCGTAAGGATCAGCGGCGAAGGCGGCGCGGCAGTCGTCGCTGCTCTCGACAAGATCGCCAACGCGGCCCAGAACACCGGGAAGAAGGCCGGTCACGGCATGCAGCCGTTCCACGACGCGCTGGGCAGCGTGGAGAAGATGCTCGGCGCAGTCGGCATTGCCCTTGGCGTCCACCAGTTCATCGAGTGGGGCAAGGAAGCCGCGATGGCTGGCAAGGAGACGGAACTGATGGCGCAGCGGGTGGGCGCCAGCACCGAGCACATCTCCGCCCTGACCTACGCCGCGCGCATGGCCGACGTGGACATGAACCTCCTCCAGCGCGGCATGGCGATGATGGCCCGCAACATGGACCTCGCGGGCAACTCGTCCAACAACGCCGGTCGCGCTCTGGCTCGCGTCGGCCTCACCTTCAAAGACCTCAAGAACAAGGACGCCGTGGAGCAGTTGGTCCTGCTCGGCAACGCCTTCGTGAAGATCAAGGATTCGCCCACCAAGACGGCTCTGGCGATGCAGATGTTCTCGCGCGCCGGGTTCAACATGGTGCCGATCCTCAACATGCTCGGCAAGGAAGGCATCGGGAAACTCGTAGAGCGCACGAAGGAACTCGGCCTGCTCATGGACGAGAAAACCACGGCCAGCCTCGCGGGCGTGGCCGAGTCCTTCAAGACGCTCAACCTCGCCGCTAAGGGCGTTGCCACGCAGTTCATGAGCGGGTTCGCGGAGCCGATTGCCGACGCCATCACTCGCGTCAGCGAGGCAGTCGAAGGCCGTGGCATCGGAGCGTTCAAGGAGTTCGGACAGGAGGCGGGCACGGTCGTCCGCAACATCATCCTTCCGATCATCGCGTTGGCCGCGATCCTCGTGGACCTCGGCACGGTCGTGAAGGAAGTGTTCATGTGGTTCGGAGAGGGGCTTGCGAAGAACGCCATCTGGCTCACGGCGTTCGGCAAGGTCATCAAGGACACCATGAGCGGCAACTTGAAGCAGGCCGTCATCGACATGCAGGTAGCCAACGACGCGCTGGACAAGATAGACAAGGCGCGCATGGACCGGCTGAAACAAGAGGACGAGGACTGGAAGAAGCGCAGCAAACTGATCGGCGCTTCTGTGACGGGGATGTTCGAGACTCCCAAGCCTCTGGAAGCCCCGCAGTACGGCCCGCAGTTTGACGCCGAGGCGGCGGCAGAGGACGCGCGGCGCCGGGAGATGGCGGCGAAGAAGGCTGCCGAGGCGGAACTCCGCGCGACCCTGCACGGCCTGAAGGCTGAAGAGAACGCCAACAAGCGGTTCTACGATCAGGGTTTCATGGGGCTGGTCGCGTACTACCAGTCGCGCATCGACATCGCGGAGAGGATGCGTAGTGCGGAACTGCGGGAGATCGCCAAGGAGCGCAGGGGCGTCAACCCCGACGCGACGGACGCGGCGGCGCAGTATTCGGAACTCAACTCGCGCGTCAAAGAGGCTGGCTACCAGTACGACGACGCCATCAGCGCCGCCAACGATATGCTCCTCGACGGGCAGCGCAAGATGATCGAGGGCAACAGGGCCGTCGCAGCCAAGATGCTGGAGAACGCCGGACAACTGCACGCCGCGCGCATGATGAACATCGAGGCGGAGATCACGAAGGAGCGCGAGCGGATCGGCGCGATGGGGCCGATGTCGGAGAGTCAGGCCGCGCACATGCAGGCGTACACCGACTCGCTGACGAAGCAGGAGGACTTCCAGACCAAGTCGGAAATCTTCAACAACGCGCAGGCGCAGTACGACATCGACCGCATGAACATCGAGAACGGGATGCTCGTCTCCTTCGACGCACAGTTGAAGGGCAAGGCGGCGCTGCTCGCGCTCGATAAGCAGCGGCTTCCGGTCCTCATTGGGCTGGCGCAGGCACAACTCGCGGCAGCGACGGACCCGGCGGAGATTCTCCGCCTGACCGAGAACATCTCCAAGATGAAGGCTCTCTCGGATCAGACGAAGATCGACGCGGTGAACATGGGTAAGTTGGGCGAGGCGACGAAGAAGGCCACCGAGGACGGGCTGACCACTGCGCTCATGGAGGCTACTGACGGCGCGCACTCGCTCGGACAGGCGATGGCTGATGCGGCACTCCAGATGCTCGACGGCATTCGTCAGGTCATCGCGGAACTGCTCTCTCAGTTGATGGTGGAACAGATGATTAAGTCCGCCTCCTACCTTGGCTTCACCACGGGCGGCTACGTCGCGGGACCGGGCGGGCCTACTGAGGACTCGATCATCGCGCGGCTCTCCGCCGGGGAGTTCGTTGTGCGTTCGGCTGTGGTGGGGCAGCCCGGAGTGCTGTCGTACCTGAAGGCGCTCAATGCGGGCGTGATGAACCCGTCCACCATGCTGCCCCTTCGTGGGTACGCCGCTGGTGGCGAGGTGCTGGCGGCTGCTCCCTCGGCGCAGGTGGGCGGGACCATCACGCTTGGACTCGACCAAGGCTTGATCCTCAAGGCAATGGAGTCTCCCGCAGGGCAGCGCGTACTGGTCAAGGTCGTCGGTAGGAATCCGCGCGCCATCGGCGCCGCGCTGGGGAGGGGCTGATGTTCACCACGGGCACCGCGACGGACGAGAAAGACCTGCTGGAGAAGTTGCACACGTTCCTCACGGCGACGGGCAGCGCGTTCGGCCTGACCTACTCCGGGGCGGGCGGCGGCTCCATGACCGCCTACAAGGGCGGCTCGGCCTCGGTCGCAGAGACGTGGACGATCACCGCGACGAACTCCACGACGTTCACGGTCAGCGGCAGCCAGACGGGCGCGCTGGCGAACGCCACGGTTGGCACGCCGTACACGGGGACGAAGGTTCAGTTCCTCATCTCGGCGGCGGGCGCGGCCTTCGTCGCAGGCGACGTGTTCACGTTGAGCACCGCGCCGAAGTGGACCTCGATGCTGCGGATGCGCGGCTGCGAAGTGGCATCGAACGTCTACAACACCGGGGCAACCTCGCCCAACACGCTCATCGACGGCAAGAAGGCGTACAACTCCAACGCCTACTACGTCAACAGCACCTCCGCCGTGCCCAACGACATCGTGTTCACGATGCGCGAGGCGGAGACGATCTGCGAGTACGCCATGACGAGCCACGGGACGTACTACCCGAACGCATGGACGTTCGACTACTGGAACGGCGGCGCGTGGGTGACGCTCGACACGCAGGCGGCGGTGAGCAATGCGTGGAGCCAGTCCGTGTTCCGCACATTCCAGATCGCCAGCCCTGTCAGCGCCACGATCTACCGCATCCACATCACGGCGGCTGTCAACTCCTCGTTCTACCTCTACGCGATGGAGTTGCGCCGGACTCCGGGCGGGCCGAACGCGGCTTGCTCGCAGTACGCTTGGATGGCTCCGGGGAACGACGGGACGAGCCAGATTTACGTTGGCGCTCATGCGTTCCGTCAGGTGGACGTGGATTACTACGACCTTGAACTCGCCGCGATGGACTCGTGGGTGGACGGCCTCTCGATCTTTGAGCAGGCCAACCGACAGTCCGGCCTCTACGTCCCGCTCTGGAACGCGACGATGAACTACTGGTTCATCGCAGACGGCAGGCGAGTCGTCTGCATCGTGAAGGGCGGGACGGCGCAGTACGAGTCGTTCTACCTCGGCCTGTACGACGCCTACGGCACGCCGTCGCAGATTCCCTACCCGATCTGCATGGGTGGCACTCTCGGCACCGGGACTATCCGCGAACAGCAGGCGTGGAACGACGTGAACCTGAAAGTCGCTGGGACCACGGAGCGGCACCGCGCGTTCCCGATGTCCGGCTCCCCCGGCCTGACCTCCTACGGCGGAATCGCTTACGGCCAGTTGCGCGCCCGGCTCGTCTCGGGGACGTGGCAGCCGTTCTGGGCCGTGGACAATGACAACGGCTCGTGGTCGAACACGGCTACCTACTCCGTCTGGCCTTACGCTGGCGGTATTGCCTTGCTCGACAAGAACCTCGACGGAGGCTACACGCTCTTCCCGATCATCCTGTCTGGCGTCAACGGGCTGCTCGGGCAACTGGTGGGCGTCACCGCCCTGTCCGGCCAAGACCTCACCGCCGAGAGCCTGATCCGCGTTGGGGCCGTCGATCACATGGCGGTGTCGAACATCACCCGGACGCACGTTGACGACTTCTTCGCCGTGAGGCTCGACTGACATGGCCTACCAGACTGGGACCGCGAGTTCCCCGACCAACCTGCTCTCGACGCTGATGACGTGGCTCGCTGGGCGCGGATGGACCGTTGACGCGAGCGCCACCGAGGATGACGGCTGGCGGGCGCACGCCCACAAGAACGGCCTCTACGTCAACCTGCGCGCAGCGA